TCAATAACTTTAAGTTTATTTGAGACAATACCCCTTGACCCGACCAACTTCTCTAGTATAATGGACATACTGAGTCGGTGATCCAAATGGAAATTAGACAACCAACTCTCGTTCGCCCAAAGCCGGGTAGCATCCTGCAGAAGCCACCCAAGCAATGAGTCTAGCCACTCGACTGTTCCCGTTCATTCGATCTCAGCGGGACAAGCCCGGACCCAAGAGCCTCTCCACCAAGCAGGGAAGGTCCACGCGTCCGTACGAGTCCATCGTATGGGATCGAGAGATCCGTGAGTATCTCAGGTTCCTTCGTGGCATACAGGGCGCTGAGAGGCTGGAGCAGTTCTCGGAGACGTCCCCGCACATCGGTGCGTACAAGACGTTCATCCAGACCAAGGCGCAGGCTGCACCGTGGCGGTTCGAGCCATCTGACGACCAGCCCGAAGACGATCCTCGGATCGAGTTCCTCACGCAGTGCTTGTTCGATGACAGCGTGCACCCTTGGACCACGACTGTCGTGGAAGCAACATCGTGCTTTATATTCGGGTGGGCGGCACACGAGATCGTCCTCCGTCGCCGACGCACGTCTCTCGGCAGCATGTTCGACGATGGCAAGCTTGGCATTCGGGAGTTCGTATTCATTCCACAGACAACGGTTGAGGACTTCCTCTACTCAGAGAAGAGGGGAGATTGGACTGGCTTGCGGCAGCAGGTCGAGAGTTACTCTGCCGACATCAGCAGACAGAAGCTGATGCTCAACCAGTTCTACCCAGCGACGCGGCCGCAATCGTCATCGCCGCTGATCAACGCTTGGGTCACGGACCAGAAGAAGAACATTGCAGAGAGAGTGCAGCTGATCGGACTAGAGAAGGATGCAACTGGCACACCAAAGGTATCAACACCTTCAGCTTGGTGGAACAATGCGTCAGATGAGAATTTGCAGGCCATCAAAGATGTCCAGAAGATGGCGGAGAACTTCACTCAAGGAGAGTCTAATTCCATAGTTACACCGGATAACGTTGTAGTGGAACTGATGAAGGGTGGAGGACAGAAGGCATTCGACGTAGCTAAGGCACTCGACCGATACGATGTCCTTATCCTTCTGCCCTTCCTCGCGAGCCACGATCTCCTTGCGAAGGGACGCACCGGCAGCTATAGCATGGTCAAGGAGATGCAGCAGGTTCTCGACGCGTCTGTCATGGCGATGTTCGACGGAGTATGCAACGTATTCAACCGCAGTGTTGCTCCTCGTCTATTGAGCTTGAACAACTTTGACACCCTGGGCGCACCAAAGCTCACGTCTCGACCTGCGGAAGCACAGACCGTGGAAGGTGAAGAGGTCGACGGGAACGACAACCGACCACCGGAAGATGTGCAGCGGGAAGAGAACGAAGATCCCGATCGTTCACCTGAAGAGAGTGAAGACGAGAACGAGGACGAGGATAACTAATGCGTGGTGACACCATCGTCAGTCAGCTTTCGCGTCGACCGTGGCTCATTCTGCCAGCCAAGGCCGAAGAGCTTCTCTCCTACATCCGCAGTGGAGCGAAGGTCATTGAGCCCAAGGTGGAAGTCAAGGTCGAGCAGCCGAAACCACAAGCAGGTCTCGGTGACGGCAAAGGTGAGCGCAAGCCGTACTCGTTCTCGAACGGTGTGGCAACCATCCCCGTCCGTGGCACCATCATCCCTCGTGGCGACTGGATGTCATCGATGTCCGGTCTCTGCACTGCTGAGGGTGTGCGCCGGATGGTGAAGCACGCCGACAAAGACGAAGACGTCAAGACCATTCTCCTCGACATCGACTCACCGGGTGGCTACGTCGTTGGCATCCAGGAGACGGCGAAGGTTCTGAGACAGACGAAGAAGAAAGTGGTGGCTGCAGTCACCGAAGGCTACAGCGCGGCCTATTGGCTCGCATCACAGGCCGATGAGCTTTACGTGACACCATCCGGTGGCGTGGGCAGCATCGGCGTAATCGTCATCCACGCAGAGTATTCGAAGCAACTGGAAGACAGTGGCATCGAAGTCACCATCATCCGGTCGCCGGAACGCAAGGCAGAAGCCAATCCATACGAGAAGCTGACCAAGGCCGCGGCCAAGAAGATCGAGGAAGAGGTCCAGAAGGTCCGCACGTCGTTCGAGTCAGGTGTTGCTACTGGCCGCAAGAAGGACATGAAGACCGTCCAGGAAAAGTTTGGCCAGGGCACCACTCTCGATGCTGATGCCGCGCTGAAAGTCGGCATGGTAGATGGTATCAAATCGCTCGAAGAAGTGTATGAGATGTTGCAAACTGGAACCACAGAAGAAGATGACGGGGATGTAACCGTTGTCGTGGAAGCGTCGGAACCAAGTCCAGAACCCAAGGCATCACAAGGAGACCCAGATATGCCTGACGTCAAGCCGAAGACCACCACGGCAGCGGATGCAACGGCGACCGTGGACCACCTCAACACCAAGCTGACCGAGACCCGCACCGAAGTCGCGGAACTCAAGGCCAAGCTGGCAGAGGAACGGGACGCCCGCCGGAAGGAGAACGCCGCGTCTCTGGCAGACTCCCTCCCGCATCTGGATGCCAAGCGCGAGGATCTCATCTCTCTGCTGACCGTGGAGATGCCCGAAGAGCAGGCTGGCATCCTTCACAACATCCTGCACCAAGCGAACAACCAGCTGGCCGACATTCCGGCAATCCAGCAGCAGGCTCGCAACAAGAAGGGTGCCAGCGTCCGCAACATCCTCGAATCTCGTGCCAAGGAACTCGTCAAGAGCGGCGAGGCACCGAACATCAAGGCCGCCAAGGGCATGGTGCTCGAGCAGGATCCCGATCTCGGCCAGCGTCTGATGGAAGCGTCGCAGGTCGCGGTGAACGACTAGGTCCCAACTGAGACCTTTGACCAACTTCGACTGACCAGGAGAACAAAGATGAGTCAATATTCTTCAGGTGGGACCCATGTGTGCCGCGCCGCTGTTCAGCAGGGGCGGTTCCTGGAGCTCACCAATGCAGGTGTCGCACACCCCAATGCCAACACCGATACCCTGCTCGGTGTGGCAACTTTCAGCCAGGCATCGGGCAAGCGAGTCGGCGTGGTCTACGACGGCGTGATCCTGATGGAAGCCGGTGCAGCAGTCGCCGCTGGTGCTGCCGCTGCAACCGACAACCAGGGTCGAGTCGTTACTCAGGCTGGCAACGCAACCCGGCGAGGCACCATCATGGAAGCCGGATCGGGTGCCGGCGTCTTCGTGCGCGTGGCTCTCGGCGGGTAGTGGGGCCACTGGATTCACATCGACTCCACTACTGAGTCCACTACCGAGGAGACAACAAGATGTCACTAGTTCTGCCTGGAGCACGCAACGTTTACCAGGACCAAGCTCTGACAACCGTCGCGGAGAGCTACATCCCCGATCCGATGTACTACATCGCGGGGCAGGCTTTCCCCGACGTTCCGGTCCCCACGCCCACTGGCACCTACTACAGTTGGTCGTTGGAGGATCTCGCTCGCATCGTAGTCGAGCGTGTCGCGGAGGGTGCACCCACCCCGGAGATCAACCTGCCCAACGTGAAACTTCCATACGACGTGGAAGACCCGTTCGGCGCGAAGATTCCGGTCACGTTCCAGGAAGGTCGCGAGGCCGACTTCGACGTGTTCCGTCGCAAGACGATGTTCCTCATGGACAACGTCTACAAGAACCGCGAGCGTGAGTTCGTGGCACTCGTGGATGCCGCCACTTCGTGGAGCAGCAACGAGACTCCCACCACCAAGTGGAGTGCACCCAACTCTACGCCCATCAACGACGTGGAGACCGCGAAGGTTGCGATCCACGGTCGCACCGGGTTCGTTCCCAACACCATCGTGACGTCTTACGCGGTGGCGTCGGCGCTGTGGAACAACACCCAGATCCGCACCCGTCTCGACCCCAAGGACACCGAGGGTGTGCGGACCTCCAACGAGGATCTCGCGAGGATCTTCGGCGTTTCGAAGTTCCTGGTGTCGAAGGGTGTCCAGAACACCGCCAAGCGTGGGGCGGACAAGGCCATCGCTTCGTTCCTGGGCAGCAGCCTCATCGTCATGCACGTCACCGACACCCCGAGTCGTGACATGCCGAGTGCTGGCTACTGCTTCTACGATGCGAAGTACAGCGGCGGCGAGGGCATGACCCGCGTCACCCGTTGGGAGCAGGACGATCCGGAACGCACCTGGATCCGTGCGCAGCAGCGGTTCATCTACCACCGCATCGCAGCGGACCTCGGGTATCGCTACCACACGGTGCTGTAGTAGCTCTGCGGCGGGTGGAGACAGTCATTACGCTCCACCCGCTTCATGCTCTATATAGAGAACCTGACAATGTCCTTCACTTACGACATATCGAACATTAGCTTCAGTTCATCGGCCGAACTGGAAGCGAGGCGCAATGCAGTTCGTATGTTGTTGCAGGATATCAATGAGGAACGGGTAATATTTGAAGATGAGGAGATAGCAGCATATCTCGGAGCAGAGTCTAACATTTACACAGTAGCTGCTGAGTTAGTTGATATTGCACGCGGTGGTGCCAAATCCGAGAAGATTGGTAGTGTAGTTACTGAGTATTGGGAACGGAATCAGCAATCATGGAGAGACAAAGCTAAGGTCCGTGTAGGATCGATGTCGATCCTGAGGATGGGTGCGGCCGCTGCTTCTGGAGTCCCTAGAAGCAGTAACGGTGGTACAAGCAGTGACACACCAGCCACAGTAATCGATGTCACCCAATGGGATATTGGTTCTGACCCTCCCTCTGGGATGAAAGATGGTGCATTCTATCTCAGAACAGGAGCAATTGACCCAGGTATCTACCACCGTGCAAATGGAGCTTGGACGTTAGTATTTGCAGGGACAGTTGACACTACGAACCCAGATGCTGTCAATGCTCTGATCCAGGCATGGGCTGAATCAAATGATATTACCCAACGTGTGGTTGTTGACCAACAGCCCAGCGCAGCCACTCTCGATAAGATCAACTTCCATGAAGGCGAGCTTGAGCTAACGGAAGTCGATCATCAAGGCGGGACTCCACCAACAGCGAGATCTGCCGATTTCACTCATCGCAATTATATTGGATCGGAATCTGCAGATCCAAACGTTACACCCTACTCTGTGGGTCAGTGGTATTTCCATGACATCAAGCATCGACCTCGTGTTCTCACGGACTTGGATCCTATCACCCCTGGAGTACAAAAGGGTTGGATTGATGCCACATTTGGAGAGCTAGTCGACCCTGATCCTATTTATCTCGGTGAGTACGAGTCCGCTGCAGCCGCTGGTCGAAATCGACGCGCAGATCGGAATGCACTGTTCTTCAATACAACTGCAGACACTCTCCAAATCATTACGAGCTTCACTCCTGGGACTGCTAGCTTCTTGGTTCATGTCTTCAAGAAGGTCATTACTAGTCGAGACCTGAGAACACGTGATGCAGCAATCGATGAGCTTACGAATAATCTAGATACTTTATCGAGTTCAGTGCGTGGTAATCTAGCAGATATTGACAACCGCATTGTACATCTAGGTGATCTCCAAGCGGTGATGGTGAGCACTGCTGGAAGTTATAATGGCACACTGGATAGTCAGTTAGGAAGTCCCAGACCACTGATAATCCATGTCAGTGGAGACATCGCGGGCACTCACTCCGGCAATGACTATTCTTGGGAAGAAGGTGACATCCTTTACTTTGCACCTACGAGTGCATCTGCAGAGTATCTGTTCAGACTGCCACAGCCGAGCACCAGCGGTCCAGGCGGTGGGATAGACCGGGATGAAGCTCTTGCACTAATCGCGGCTGCTGCTCAGGAAGGTAATACTGACAGATGGCCCAAGAACAAACTGCCGAATGATGGTGCACCCGATTTCATCGAAGAAGAAGTTCTAACGACAACCTATTACAACACGGTGCTGACTGCACAGGCTTCAAGAGACCAGCCACTAATCATTTGGATCACTGCTGACATCTCGGGCAACCGTGGATCAACTGGTTATGATTGGGATGCACAAGATGTGCTCTATGTCTTGCCTAACAGCGAGACTCCCATCAAATTGTTCAATCTTGGAGCAACTCCGGACGATATTCGGGCAGCGGACCAGCGTCGGGCGGATGCCGATATGGCTCTGGCAGCCCGGATTGATAATCTGGATCGCAACCTGAGCTTCGATCCACCCTATTTCGTGCGGGACACAGCGGCGTCTCCTCCGGCTCGAACGTTTATCGTCCACGTTCCTCCATCTTCGCAGCCTGCCGGAACGACGCATGTGGGATTGGTGATACAAGGAGTTAGTGCATCAGCCCGTGTGGAGGTTAGCCCAGCAGGTGCATATACGTTCACAATCCCGTCAGCCGGTGTAGCGAACATCAGTCGCGTTCAGTCGAGCACTGCGCAGGTTCGGGTCACCTTCTACGACGCCTCAAGCGGTGGCAATGCTCTTGGACATGACGATGACGTTATCCGGCTGTTGACTGCTGCGCCGAGCGAACTCCCGACCGATGGCTCCGATGGGCAGTTCCTGGGCCACGTGAGAGGGGTTCCGGCATGGGTCGGCAATCCTCGCCTCACACTCACTCGTTACGCCAATGAGGCGGCGCTGCCAGCCAACGTCCCCGCTAACACCATCGCCTGGTATCCAGAGGTATAGATGGGTCTGCGCATCGGCAATCAGGACGTCGGCGGTCTCAAGATCGGCACTGAGATCGTCGGTGGCATGAAGATCGGCAATGCAGTCGTATATCGCAAGAGATCGACGACACCAGTTGACCGTCCTGGCACTCTGAGCATCACGGTGAATGCANTCAACCGAGGGGTTCAAGTCGGATTTATACTGACCGATCCAGACGGTATCAGCAGGGTCACATCGAACACTCGCATGGCTACAGATGGCAGCATCGTCAATAACTCGTTCACGGTTGAGCGAGTCGATGCCAATACATTCCGGTCCAATACCACACTTTTACGCAATGTCAGGTGGCGTAACGCAAGCATCTCGGTGACCTACGTGGAGACAGGTGGAACCGAGCGAACATTAACACAGAGCTATTCGGTCTAGGAGTGACAATGCGCAGACTCATCCTCGGTTCTCTCATCGCCTTCATGATCGGCTGCCAGCTGGGATACGCGCAGGGCATCAGCGTCGACATCGTCACCGACGGCGGACCCAACGGCATGCCCGCTGTAGCTGCTCATGGTCGGCAGGACATCCGCAGCAACGTGCCAGCTGACTATCTCGGGCAACTTCTAGCCTACCCTGGAGTTGGCACTGACAACTTCATGTTTCGGGCGAAGATCAAAGCGTGCGGCTACCCTGACCGAAACCTTGGTGGGTGGTGGCGCACTGCACAGGACATCGACACGTCACAGGTGCTCGAATACCGCGACGTGAAGTCGAGCACCATCATCTCATCTGGTGTGGAATCACAGGTCGCACACAAGACTACGTGCGACAATCGTCAGGGCGCTGCACCACAGGTCTGCACTATCAG